AGCTATTGTACTTGAATCATTTATGTTTTGTAATTTATATATAGAGTTTTTACAGAATACAAATAGTTCATTACGGAAAGATTTAAGGCCTACTACTTGATCGTCTAGTACAATACTACCTGATCCTGTAGAAGTAAAATCATCTATGTCACTTGTACCACTATAAAAAATAGTGTTTAAAGCTGTAGCTGCGCCTGCAACTACTAAATGTTTATCGTGGATTACACAAAACTTAGGATAGTGTGTACCACTTACTGTTATTTCTTTTGCAAAATAAGTTCTACTGCTTAACGCATCTCCAGTACCTGTCATTTTAAAATAGAAAGGTTTTACTCCAGAGCCTTCATCGGTAATAATAACTTCACCGTAGACTGTATTGCCTTCAAAGGTTGCAAAACTTGCTTTGCTTTGTGACGTTCTAGTTAAAGCACTACGCCCTGTAAAGGCTGTATAGTTATCTCCACCGCCTGCTACACTGGCTTTATTGATCTGTAACCAACTATCACCATCTTGACTAAAATAAATATTAGTTCCTGCTGCAGCTATTACACCATCTGCGTAAACGTGTAACCCTTCTATATCATTAGAACTATTAGGTCTTGTACCGTCACCTAATTGGGTAAACCCATTGATGCGTCTGTACCCACCGCGTGTAGAGATTTCAAAGTTAGTTAGTTTCGTAGCTACTCCAGGCTTTGCTAAAAGCTCCATAGTATTGCTAGATTTATCTAACCCGCCTTGCATTGCAACTGAAAAAGGCTGTGATGCTGCCACTAGAAATAAACCCTATCATCTGTCATATTTTTAGGTTGAGGATTAATAAGATTAGATTTCATTCTTTTCATTCCTTTCTTATAATCATCTAACGCAAAAGCAGCTTGTTGTAAGCTTTCTTTAAACTGATGTACATAGTAACGTGTACGAGCAGTAACAACAGAAGCGTATTGATCAGGTAATACTATAGTGTCTCCGTGTGCAGAAAGTTCTGTAGGAGCAACATAAGAATAAAAATAAACTTTGTAGACTTTATCGGGTATAGGGCTTATGCCAAACTTACGATTATCAGGACTACGCACAACGTACTTAGGTTCTCCGTAGTTTTGTGTATCTGCATCATCAGCATTTTCTGAATCTCTAATGTAACGTGTCCAATCTGTAAGCGTTATAAACTTTAATCCTTTAGATACATAAGGCGCAGTTTCTCCTGAAACACCTATTGTTGTAAGATAAAAGTTATCCCAATCTACTGCAGAATAATCTGTTGTTATACTTGAGCTATCTGCTTTAAGAAGATACCATCGAGTACCTGCAACAGTAGATACGTTTACGTTTCCGTAGAAAGGATCTGTATCTCCGCTAGTTGCGGTAGCAAAGAAAGGTAACTGCGGTTCTTCGTTAGCTATGTCGTTTAATGCTTTATTAATAGACTCTTTTATAAATGCCTGTATTCCTACCGCATCTGAAAAAGTAGCTGACGTTAATTGAATTTCATTTAATTCTCGCAATACTTCGTTGGTCAGTGTTAAATATGTAGTAGCCATTACTTACCTTTTTTCTTTTTACTAAATATACGATCATAGTTATCAACATAATTCTGCTTTGCTTCGCCAGTATATGAAGTACCTAGCAATCCTAAGACTCTAGTGCTTTTAGGCTTACTAGAGCCATTTAGGATTATAGGATTTTTGTTACTGCCTAACTGTGGCATAGGCTTAGTCTAACTGTTCAAATTGTATAATATACTTAACTGTTGTAGCTGCTGTAGCTAAGTCAGCACCGATAGGCGTAAGACGCATATGCAGTGTTCTAGCTGCGGCACTGTACAAAGTAGACGCTATAACAATAGCTTCTGAAGTTGCGGGGCCACCTACAACACCTACTGAAACTGCAGTGCCTACAAAAGCGTTAGCTGCATGTCCGTGTGAGTTGTGTATAAGATACAAAGGAGCTTTAGCTGTCCAAGTTATTGCTGATCCACCATCGTCTAGGATAGCTTTAGCAGCAACTAACTGTGCGCCACCTGCTGCTGTTCCCATACTAAAATCTAAATCATTACCACTTGATCCACCAGTTACAATGTTACCTGCTGGAATAGCAATTACGTTGCGAATGATAGTGCCTGCTGGTTGTACAAAACTAACATCTGTATTTGTATCGTCTGTTACAGCAATAGTACCTGTAGTTACTGTTACGTCTGCTTCTGTTATTTGTTGTCCTGGATTCGTTTCTTCAACTCGATCTGCAAGATCTCTAACATCTGCTGTTTTTGCTGAGTTACGGCCAGTATCTCTAATGTTTACGGCTGCCATAATATTTACCTCTGGTTATTTATTTTTAAAATCTTACTCTAAAAAAAGAAAAGGGGGTTTTTACACCCCCAAGTCAGTTTAGTCAATACCATAGAAAGCAGAAACTAATGCATCGGCACGGAGTACTTTGGATCCATAAACATGGAGTCCTCGTACAATGTCACCAAATGAATCAGGATCACGCAATACTTCAGTACTTGTAATCGTCTGTGCTGTTGCAGTAGAAGACATGTGACCAGCCAAACATTTGCCAGCAGCATTAGATGCAGCAGCAATATTGTTTGATTTGTACATTTCAAATCCACGCAATTTACCAGAAGATACTAGACCATTTCTAATAGAACCTTGACCTGCGTTGTAATCAACAGACAAAAGTTTAGAAGATGAACTTGCAAGAACTTCGTAGAAATCGGGCGAGGCTAAGAACCAGCGACCTTCTTCAGGAATGTTCGACTCATCAAGAAGACGAGACATATGCGATAGTACATCAATAGGATCATGTTCAGATGATCCAAAACCTATGTCAAGATTACCCGTACCGTCAAATGTGCCTGCTGCTAAATCAGTAGCATTGTCAGCACCAAGAATGTGGTTAGGACTTGAGGCAGAAACACCTGCGAACATAGTAGCAATTACACCTTCATCATAAGCATCTCGTAGAGCGTATGCTGCAGATGAACTAGCTACTTCTTTAAAGTTAACATGAGACATTGAAGTTTCAATATCATCAACGATAAATTTAAAAGCGTTAGCTGTATCAACTACAAGAGTCAACTCTTGATCTGTTAATTTAGTTGCTGTAACATCTGCACCACGTTCATATGTGTACACAGTAATTTCAGGTTCTTTTATTATCTTTACGGAATCTCCGAAAGCGGTAATCTCACCAGCATAATCTGTATTGGTGATCGCTTCTACAACCGAAGCCTTTCTAAAGAAGTTAAGAACCTTTTTAGAGTAGACTGCGGGAAGAAAAAACGAATTAGTTTGACCACTGACGGAGTTTGCAAAGTTTGCATTTGTATCAGTACTTGGTTCAAAGAACTGATCTGAGGCGTTATAAGCCATATTTACTCTCCATTATTTTATCAAAATTAAAAGTTAATTATTATTTTACTACTCTGCCTTCGTGAATTGCTTTTCCGATTTCATCTTCAAACCGATCAAACTCATCCATAGACATTTTAGTAATTTCCCTTTCAGTCCAAATTTTATCTTGCTGTGGTTCAACCGCAGTTGTTTTGGTTGAAACCATATCAGCAGCAGATTTTTTGGACTTAGTTGAAGATGGTTTTCTAGTTTTAGAAGAAGTGTCAATGTTCAAATCTCTTTTAAACAAATCTAAAGCTCGACTTGCAAGGTCAGGATCATCTGCATTATTATATATCCAATCTTGAATTGACTCTGGTTGATCTTTAGCCCAAGTATGAAAATCTTCACTGTTGCGAATATCGTCAAAATCAGGATGCTGAGACAAAAGTCTATTCTCTGCTTCTCGTTGTACAATTTCTGTTTCACGTTTTTCAAGAGCTGAAATTTTTTCTTTTAAAGATTTTATATTTTCACCGCTTGTCATTTGTGATACAGTTTCTACAACATCATACACATCTGGATACTGTTCTTTAAACCTTTCAAGTTCTTCAGCAGTTTTAGGAGCTTTATAGCTTTGCTTAGTATTACTAACTTCGTCTATAAGTTTCTGTTCTTTGCTTTTAAACTCATCTAGTTTTTTATCATAATGAGATTTTAAATCATCGTATCTTTTTTTATAGTCTGGTTTTTTATAAGGTTGGTTTTTAGATGCTTTTTCTTTGACAGAAGTTTCCTCACTATCAGTTTCTTGAGCTTCTACTTTTCCTTCCTGTGGTTTTTTAAAAAACGCACTATCAGCAGATACAAATTCTTTCTCTTTTCTTGCGTGCCATTCTTTATTTTGATTATAAGGATTAGCCATTGGTTCTTCTTTCGCTTGTGTTGCCATCTTCTTACTCCTACTAGGGGCTTTCTAAACAAAGTAGCTGCAAATGTCGACAGTGCAGGGTTTGTTTTTGTTAAGGTAGC